CTAGTTCTGCGTTGTGCGTGGTTTGTATAATCTTGAGTTTTGGTTCACGGCCCACCATCCACGATGGTAACAGATAAGATGCAAATTCAGATTTTGTATGCCTTGGTGGCATATTCACTATCAAGCGTTTTATTTCACCTGTAGCCAATTTATTAAATTTATCTGCGATGTGTCTGTGGTGGGACCCCTCTACAAAATCAGGCCACATACATTTTACAAAAGATAGAAAATCATTCTTGGCTTTGTTCTGTATCTTTTTTTCAGCATGCAACACTTGAAGTTGTTTGAAGACCCTTCGCACATCTGCAGGTAATTTTTCTATGTTTACCTTATTCAAGTCCATGGTACCAAAACGTTTTTATCGTGGTTAACTGTCTAAATCAAGGCATAAAGACAAATCGTCTGGGACCCCTTTTTTGTACAGGTTGGGTGGGGTTGCGCGATTTTTGGATTTTGGAAAGTGGTTGGGACCCCTCGGGCCCCGAAGGGGCCCGAGGGTTTTTAATTATGCCGCCCAAGTTTTAAGGGCGTCTTTTTTTATAAGTATGGCATTACCTACAACAAAGTCATCTCGTCCAGTCATGTAGTTATCGTTATCGAACGTATCCTTCCATAACTTAGACGCTTGTTCGTTGAATGGTAAACCAATTAACTTGCCTTCCTCATTGATAATAAGGTAATCCCCATTCGGCATAGAGATACCTTCAACGTAGCCGCCTACAAAAGCTTGTGCCTCTTTAAGAGTCGGCTCTAGTTTTACATCATCAATGATTTTTAGTTTAGCTATTTCTGTTACTGTTTCCATGGTCCAAGATTATCCTACATTGTTAGTTGTGTCAACCTTATTTATTTCAGTTGAATACCATTTATGCACACTGCCGTCTGAATATGTGTGAGAGTGTTCCGTTTTCTTTGGGTCCTCGATCTTTGTTTCAAGTGGCTCGTTCCGTGGTGCAATCTTTATGATTTGTTCTGCATGTTCCATTGCAAAATCATTGTAACAACCGGTGCTACAGAAAAATCTATAAAAAGAGTCTTTGTTCCATGAAGTTGTTTTTATCTTTCTTGTTCTTAGAACCTTAGAACCTTTAGAGCCTCGTACCCTATCTGATGTAGTGTAGGTATGGCAACTCGGACCATGGCACCAATAGTGCGAACTCATGTTCGCACCCTCGTTTCACCTGTTGCCATTCTCCAACCGTCGTTATCTAAATCCCAATACACTAAACATGGAGTTCCATTTTTAGATACAAAAGATTTTCCTTTCGTTCCGTCTGGTTTATCATACTGTCCCTTTCGTGTGATAAACTTGTTATGCTTTTTTGCGTAGTAAGTTATATAAAACATTTCGTCCTTTCTGTTATGGGTATCCTATAATAAATAGGATACCCTGTCAAGTGTTAATTTACACTTTGTTTTTCGTATTGTAGTCTTGCCTTGATTTTATCTTCTCTCGATACGTTTTTATTTTTCATACCTTTGATAAGATTTGCCAAGTTGCTTGGGTTGTAGATTGTTAAACCAGTAGAGTTAGTTCTAACTAATTCTGCCTCGTCAACCTTGATACCAAGTTCAGTTGCAAGTTCGATACCCTCACTTAGATATCTGTATGCTTTCAAACCGATTTTTAATTGTTCAGTTTGTTTGCTGATACTATCTATCCAAGTTTGGTGTTTGGAAACAACATTGGCTTTTGCCATTCGCCATTGTTCAAACTGTTCGTACTCAGCTTTGGTACAAGCTATTGCTCTTGAACGACAGTGGCTAGTTCCAATGACATCAAGTTCAAATTGTTCGTTGAACTTTTGTGTCATACCTATTTCATTAGAACCATAACGACCCTTACCCAAAAACTTATTACATGCGTCTACATGTTTAGTTTTGTGTGGGTTGCTATCTTTACCAGATTGTTGTGCGATAATATCTGGATTGCAACCACCCTCTTTTAGTTCCTCACGATAATAGGCATGAGCAAAATGGTCAGGATCTTCTTCACCATGACCATACTCGCTACCATTGAGATTGCCATATAAACTAAAATCAAAATGTGATTTTGTTTGTTTTGGTTCGCCCTCGTCATCAACATCTTCCTGATGAGCAAAATAAAAGCATTTATCTTTTGCAACTACATCACAGGGGTCGCCATACTTTTTCTTAAACTTTCGTAGTGTGGCAACATCTTCCATTGGATATGACCTTTCAACAACTTGCCTTGCAAGTTCGAAAGCTGTCGTCTGTTGATTATCAAAGTTTTCTCTCGCCTCTAAAAAACCTTGTCGTTCTTGCGTGTCCTCTTTTTCAAAGACATCTTTAATACGATTATACAGCTTGTTTCTGTATTCCGTATTCATACGTATTTTTGACATTATGTCCTTTCTAGTTAGTGTTTATAATTATCCCAGATTATCCCTTGACAATCCTTTTGTCAAGTATTATATTAAGTCAGGAATGCAGGGGTATGTAGAAGTCCCCCTGTAGTCCTTTCAGGTTTAAAGGCGCTCGGAGTGTGAGTATAAACACTAGAGCAGGGGTGAAGGTAATCGGTGAACGCGCCCGATGAGACCAGCTAACTAGCGACCGTTGGTCCCCCCGCGCACTTGCGCCCTTGAGCCCAGATCCCATGACGCTTTATGTGCGCAGAAGAGATTGGGATCCGGGGTCAAGTTTGTAGTTACACCGCCATTCTAGATTAACTC